TACGGCTCGACAAAACGGCAAGACTGTTGCGCTTATGGCGCTTGTTGGCTGGTGGCTTACCGAGATGCCTAAGGTGCGTGGCGTTAAACAAACTGTGTTAACGGTCGCCCACAGACTTGACTTGGCGGTCATGCTGTTTGATAATTTGTCGCCAATCTTAAACAAATATTTTGACGCGTACTTAATGAAATCGTACGGCCGTAACTCGGTGACAATGCCTGACGGGTCTAAATGGTTTGTGCGTGCCGCCAATAATTCTGTAGGGCACGGTATGTCATGCGATTTGATCGTGGCAGACGAAATGTGGGATATTGGGCGTGATGTTGTTGACGGTGGTCTGATACCGGCCCAACGCGCCAAACGATCACCGTTATTGTCGCTGTGGTCAACGGCGGGCACGGAGGCCAGTACCGCGATGCTCAAATGGCGAGAGCAAGGACTTCGAGCGATTGACACAGGGCACACAAGTAGTTTCTATTTTGCGGAATGGTCGCCACCGCCTGACATGTCACCGCTAGACCCGGCATCGTGGGCTTGGTCAAACCCTGCACTCGGTACGACACTGACTATGAAAACTATTGAGGCCGAGTCCGAAAACCCTGATCGTGCATCGTTTTTGCGCGCCAGTTGCAACCTGTGGGTAGCCAGTGACAAGGCATGGATACAGCCGGGAGTGTGGCCACAGTTGCTTTACAGCGACCCGATACCTGACGGTGGCACAGTCGCCATTGAATGCTCACTAGATGACGCAAGATATTTTGGTGTCAGATGTGTGGTGTTGCCAGATCATCGCACAGTTGCAACAGTCGAGTTTGTGGTGGACACATTCGATCAGGTCATGGCTGAGGTTGACCGACTGTGCAACACTGGCGCTGTACGGTTTGCCATTACGCCAACAATTGATCTGCATTGGCCAGTCGCCTTAGAGCGCAAACGGATAGTGGTTGGCTACGGCGAAATATTAAAATTCACGCCACGCATTAAGGCAATGATTGGTGAGAAACTTATTTTGCACACTGGCGAGCAGATGTTGGCTGAGCATGTGCAGCGCGCGGTAGCCGTCAGGTCACAAAACAGCATCGCACTTAGCAGTCAACGCAGTCCCGGACCGATCGAGTTAGCGCGCTGTTTAGTGTGGGCTGCAGCGCTCGCGTCACGACCGACCAGCTCAGGGAAACCTATGATCGTGGTTGCGTCACGCTAATCTGTTTGTGGGTGGCTGGTCGTTTCCTGCTTTCTCGGTCGTTTGCGACCAGCACCTAATACACCACGCGCAACAAGTTAGGTGGCATACTTAAAACATGGCACGCACTTTGATTGAATTTATTGGCGACAATATTCGCGCACAAAAATCTAAGCCGACTAAGGCCGCGGCCGCTGGCAATCTTTATCAGTCTGCAAATAACGGTGGCGCTGGAATGATTGGTCAGTACTACTCGTATGTTGAGGGTGACGCTCGTAATCGTGCAATTAGTGTGCCGACAATTAGTCGAGCGCGCGATCTCATGGCATCAGTTCTCGGTTGCATGTCGCTCAAAATGTATTCGGAATTGTGGAACGGTAACGAGATGGAAAAAATTCCGCTCGCGCCACGCACTTGGCTACGCAGAATTGACCCACAGTTGCCAAACAATTTTATTATGTCGTGGACATTTGACGATCTCTTTTTTTATGGTCGCGCATTTTGGTACATAACATCGCGCACCGCTGACGGCTTTCCTGCTTCGTTTACTCGACTACCTGCAGCAATGGTGCAGACATTAGATCAGGCTGGCCCGGTGTGGTTTGCACCTAGTAAACAAGTTGTGTTTCAAGGCGCTGAATTAGACCCAAACGATGTAGTGCAATTCTTATCACCAATACAGGGCATTATTTACATGTCAACAACGGCAGTTGCCACAGCGCTAAAACTTGAAGCAGCGCGCTACCGAAACGCGTCAAGTGCAATTCCTGCAGGAATATTGCGTCAAACAGGAGGGGAGCCACTTAGCGGACAGGAACTCGCAGACCTTGCTGGCGCGTTCAACTTGGCGCGCGAGACTAATCAGACTGCAGCGCTTAACGAATTTGTTACCTACACCGAGACGCTGACAAGCCCTGACAAAATGTTGTTAATTGACTCGGCAGAATTTCAGTCGAAAGACCTAGCGCGTTTGTGCAATGTCCCTCTATATTTATGCGGAATTTCAACGGGCTCGTACGCTTATACGACAAGCGCTGAAGCGCGCATGGACTTGTGGACATTTGGTGTCAAGGCTTACGCCGAGTGCATCGCCAGCACATTAAGCATGAACAATGTTCTCCCGAATGGGAGTTATGTCGAATTTGACGTAGAGAAATATTTGTCAGGCGAGTATGCAATGGGCGATTTACGAGAAACACAAACCGAAACTGAAATTGGAGTATCCTAAAATTTATGATCCGACTTATCCCTTCACAGATCACGGTTGACGCGGCGGCGGTAGAGGGCCTACCGTCCCGCTCAATCTCAGGTGTCGCAGTTACCTACGATGAAATAGCGACAGTCCTTGACGGCACAAAGGTGCGTTTTAAGCAAGGCTCATTGCCGACTACAGGGCGTGACCCAAAACTTTTTGGCCAACATGACAGCAACCAAATTTTGGGCAAAGTAGTTGACCGCGTAGACACGCCACAGGGCATGATGTTTACTGCCAAATTAAGCGCTACTCGTCAAGCTGACGAATATATGACGCTAATGGTTGACGGTGTAATTGACGCTGTATCGGTAGGCGTAAACCCTACAAAGTTCAGTTATGACGATGACGGCACAATGGTTATTGAGTCGGCCGACTGGTCAGAATTGTCGCTAGTCAGCGAGGGCGCATTTAGCGGCGCGGTCATAACACAAGTCGCAGCGAGTATCCCACAAACCGAACCCGAATTAGAGTTAAATAAAGTTATACCTACACAGGAGAAAAACATGTCAGAACAAATTGAAACACCAGTAGTCGAAGCAGCACAATCCACTGTTGACAAATTGTGGGCTAAGCCTGCACGCGAATTCGCGATGCCAACACCCGGCGAATATCTTGCAGCAATGCACATCGGCGGCGACACACTTGTCAATGTTCAGAACGCAGCAAAAGCAGCGGCAGCAAAACGACAATCAGCGTTGCAAGCAGCAGCAGGCGACATTCTCACAACCGATACACCGGGTCTGTTGCCAGTGCCGGTACTTGGGCCACTGTTCCAAGATTTGAATTTTGTGCGACCAGTTGTCACAGCATTTGGTGCGCGCGCAATGCCGAACACACCAAGCAAAACATTTGTGCGACCAACGATCACCACGCACACAAGCGCTGCAACACAAACAGAAAACACTGCAGCGTCTGCAACAACGATGGTGATTGCATCAAACACAGTTACGAAAACAACTGTTGCAGGTCAAGTAAACATTACGCAACAAGACATGGACTTCACAGACCCAGCCGCTATGAATTTAATTCTTAACGACTTGGCTGGCGAATACATGATCGCCACTGACAACATTGCAGCAGATGCACTTGTTGCTGGCAAAACAGCGTCAGGTTCAACTTGGACTGTTGCCGCAACTGACCCATCATCATTGATTGAATCGTTGTATGACGCGGCACGCGAAATAACAGAGGACAGCAACTACTTCCCTACTCACTTGTGCGTGTCGCCAGATGTATGGCAAAAATTAGGCCAGCAACTTGACGCAAACAAACGACCTGTGCTTGGGTATGTAACTGACGGCATCATGGGTCAAAACTCAATTGGCAAAGTCAGCGGACTTGGATACAACACCATGAATGTTTTTGGTCTGACACTTGTTGTTGACAACAACTTTGCAAACGGCACAATGCTTGTTGTGTACGCACCGGGCTTCGAAATATATGAGGCTCAACAGGGCGTATTATCCGTGCAAAATCCGGGCGGAGTTTTGTCTCGTAACTTTAGTTACTACGGTTACTTCTCAACATTTGTTGCCAAGTCATCGTTCATACAGGGCATCGTAATCGCCTAACCATAGGCGGCAACACCGCTTATGGCAACTTACAAAACACAGACTAAACAGTTACTAAACAACTACGCCTGCATTAGCACGCTCGAAGCAAACGAGATCGCGCTAGGCGAGTCAGTAACGGTTTCGGTATTAGTAGCACCATTCTCAGGCACATTCACTGTGCTTGCGTTGCCACAATATTTGTTTACAGGTATTGACGGCACAACTGGCGAACTGCTATATGACGAAAATGTTGCAGTACCAAATCAAGTGCTGTATGCGTGCACTGGTAGCGATGTCGAGTTTGTGGTGGACTATTCCGGGACTGTCACCTATACGCAGACCTGCACATGGGTAACGGCCGCACAAATCTTGACATATCTTGGCATAGCCACAGCAACGGCTGATGACACAACATTTGTGACACAGTGCGCGAGCGCTGCTAACCAGTTTTGTTATCGCAGACGACAAGAGGTCGGCTACTTTGATGCGCTTGCAACATCGCCTAGCGGTGATGTCACATTGGCAACGATCATGTACGGCGCGGCACTGTACCGCCAGCGCGGTGGCATAAGCGACTTTGCATCATTTGATGGCATGTCTGCAGGCTCGACAAACGGGTTATCACCAATCGTTAAACAACTGTTAGGTGTCGACAGACCGCAGGTTGCATAATGGCAGCACAGGCGTACACCGATCTGTTCAACACGGCGATTAACACGCTGGCCACCAAACTAAACACGATCACAGGGCTTGTCTGTGTCACTGACCCACGCAACTTACAGCCGCCATGCGTACTGTTAGACGCGCTCTCATTCACAGCATTTAACAACAACATTGTTGACCTATCAATCCCGGTCACAGTTATTAGTCTCGGGCCAAGCAACGCAGACGCATACCGCAACGCACTAAATGTCGCAGCCAAAGTCTTGGCAGCCAATGTCGCGGTCACTGACGGCAGACCCACCACACTTACAATCGGCGGTGTCGACTACCCTGCACTATCGTTAAACATACAAATGAAAGCATCAACGACATGAGCAAATATCTAGTGACTAGCAATCGACTTATCTGGCCGAATGGCACGGTCATTGATACAGCCGATCTAGAGCATTCAAACATTGACGCACTGTTGGCTGGCGGTCACATATCCGCACACAAGCCCACGAAATCTGTTAAAACTAAAGATACAGAAACAGAAAAGGACTAACACAAAATGGCGACTTCCGTCTACCTCTCGAATCCGGTCATTACCATAAATAGCGTGGCGCTTACCGATCAGTGCACAAGTGCAACTGTTAACTATGTTTACGAGCAACTTGAAACCACATCATTTGGCGACACGGCACGCAAATACGGTGGCGCTGCAGTGACATCATTGCAAAACAACAGCATTGAGGTTGAGTTATACCAGTCGTATGCGGCAAGCGAAACGGAAGCCACAATCTTTGGTTTGGTGGGCATCACAACTAATGTCGTTGTTGCACCAGCGTCAGGCATTGCATCAGCGACAAACCCGATTTACACATTGACCGGGTGCTACCTAGAGTCGCACACACCAATCAATGCCAGCCTGGGCGAATTGTCAACAATTACATTGACGTTTGCTGGTGGCGTGCTTACTAAAGCAGTCGCATGATCGCGCGGCACTGGCCGCTGAGAACTAAAAAACAAAAACAAACCGAGAGGGTACAACCATGCAACTAACACTAAAAGTCACATTCGAGGACACCGCGCACACCGTCACAACAAACATGATGACAATCGTTATGTGGGAGCGCAAGTTTAAACGCAAAGCATCGCAAATGTCTGAGGGCATTGGCATGGAAGATTTGGCTTACATGGCGTATGAAGCGTCAAAGACACAAGGCATCACCGTGCCATTGTTGCTAGATGACTACATTAAACAAATTAAAAGTCTTGAGGTGTTGACACTAACGACCCAAAAGCCGACGCGGTAGTTACCGCTATGGGTTAGCGCAGATACTTGTGGCTACCGGGTTCTGGCCGTCTGAGATCACATTTGAGTTAGATGACATGAACACCGTAATTGAAATGATTAACAAAGATCGCAAGGCGCGCTAATGCCAGTGTCAACAACTATCCAAGTGGTTGGTATTAAAGACACAATTAACGCGCTGCGCAAAATTGACCCACAGTTGCAAAAAGACTTTAAGGCACAAGCAACACAAATTGCAGAGCCAGCCTTAAGTGCGGCTAAAGCGGTCTATACACAAGTGCCATTGTCAGGCATGAATTACAAATGGCAGGAAAAAGGTCGGTCGCGCGCTAATTTTCCGTTTACTGTCGCTAAAGCAAAGGCAGGTGTGCGCGTACGGTTTGACACTAGGCGTAACGCGGTAGGCGTAATTTTGATTGAACAAAAGGACCCGGCTGCAGCAATCTTTGAAACGGCAGGTCGCAAAAATCCAAACAAACTAAACACAAGTTTGCTGTTTGTCAATCTGCCAGTGAGCGCTGGTCGCACTCGACTTATCGGGCCAGCGGTATACCGGGCGCGCAAAAAGATTGAACGCGAGATGGAAGCAATGATCTTGGACACCATTCGAGAAGTACAAAAGGACATCTAGTCATGGCGCTATCTATTCCGATTATTAGCGAGTTCAGCGATAAAGGCATTAAAAAAGCAATCGCAGAATTTAAGCAACTAGAGGGCGCTGGCGCTAAATCGGCGTTCGCACTTAAAAAGGCAATGGTCCCGGCGGTAGCAGTCATCGGCACTTTGACCGCTGGTTTAGGTATGGCGACCGCTGCAGCGGTAGATGACCAAAAAGCGCAAGACCTGTTAGCGCAACAGTTGCGTACTAGCGCAATGGCAACCGATGAAGCGATTGCCAGCAACGAGGAATTTATATCGGGCATGTCGCGCGCGTTTGCGGTCGCTGATGATGAACTACGGCCAGCAATGGCAAACCTTGTGCGCTCGACTGGCTCAGTAGAGACTGCACAATCGTTAATGAATACGGCGCTAGACATTGCGGCGGCTACTGGCAAAGATTTAGAGACAGTCACATTGGCGTTAGGCAAAGCGGCTAACGGTCAGACAGCGGCGCTAACAAAACTAGACCCATCGCTTAAAGGCGTAATTGACAGCAGTAGCAGTCTTGATGACATTACACAGGCGTTAGCGGTGTCGTTTGGTGGTGCGGCCACAGTGTCGGCAGAGTCATTTGACGGCCGTATGCGTGGCATGAAAATAGCGTTAGATGAAACTAAAGAGTCAATAGGCGCAGCACTGTTACCAGTGTTAGAAAAGTTGTTGCAGATCATGAAACCTGTCGCAGATTTCGCGCAAGAAAATACGACCGTGTTTTTAATTCTTGCCGGCGTTATTGGCGGTGTTGCTACAGCGGTAATCGCAGCGAATGTGGCTATGAAAATTTATCAGGCAACACTTGTGCTAACCAAGATCGCTACTGTTGCGCTCAATGTTGCGACCAGTGCTAACCCGTTTGTGATCGTGGCGGCCGCAGTCGTGGCGCTCACTGCAGCAATGGTTTATTTAGAAATTAAATTCTCGCTGATGTCTAAAGCATTCGACAAATTTGGTAATGCGATCATGGTTGTTACAGGGCCGTTAGGTGTACTGATCGGCAGTTTGCGAAAACTTGTTGAGTTAAAAGACGCAATCGGGTCGTTTGATATTGGCGACATAAACATTCCGGGGTTTGCTGACGGTGGCATTGTTACTAAACCGACACTAGCAATGGTTGGCGAGAAAGGCCCTGAAGCAATTATTCCGTTATCTCAAATGGGTGGCATGGGTGGGGGCGTGACCGTCAATGTCACTGGCGGCTTGTCGACTAGCGCCGAGATCGGTCAGGCAGTTGTTAACGCAATACGCGCGTACAACAGGTCTGCAGGCCCAGCACAAATACAGGTTGCCTAATGGCTGGCACAGCGGTTGTTGGCGCTGGTAATTACAGTTTAGAAATTGACACAGGATTTATACAAGACGCATTTCTATTAGATGACCCGGTGGCTGGTGTCTTAAACAATTTGCAGTATGTGCTTGACGGTACAACACAATTTGCCGATGTAACCACAGGCATTGACTCAATCAGCGTTAAACGCGGTCGGCGCGATCAAGGCGACCAATTCAGCGCTGGCACAATGGTATTCAACATGCTTGACACCACAGGCATATTCAACCCATTTGACCAGCAGTCACCATATTTTGACCCGTCAACAGCACAACCCGGCTTAGCGCCAATGCGAAAAGTACGACTAGCGCGCTACTCAAACACCAGTGTTAAAGAATATTTGTTTGTTGGCTACATCGTCAACTTTGACTACAATTTTGCGCTAGGCGGCATAGACACAGTGACGGTGTATTGCGCTGATGATTTCTATTTACTGGCACAAACATTTTTAGAGGAATTTAATGTCAGCGAGCAATTGTCAAGCGCTCGACTATCAGCGGTGCTTGATTTGCCTGAAGTTGATTTCCCTATCGGTCAACGCAACATTGCTACAGGCACACAAACACTTGGCGGCGCGGCCGCGTTTACTGTTGACGCTGGCACGAACACACTTGAATACTGCAACCAAATAAACTTGGCTGAACAGGGCCGCCTGTATATGGCACGCGCTGGCGATCTCACATTCGAGCCACGCATCGGCAACACACTTAGCGCACCAGCCGCCATATTTCACGATGACGGCACAAACATACCCTATGACGGCGTAGGCATCACATTCGAGGCAGATCAGGTTGTTAATCGCGCGGCCGTACAAATCTTAGGCAACAACACACTAGAGGTCGCAGACGATGCAGCCAGCCAAGCCAAATACTTTATACAAACAACCAGCATCACCGGGTCACTGCTACACAACGACACCGCAGCACAAGCCCTAGCAACCTACTTGCTAAACCCTGAACCCGAAGCTCGGTACACATCGCTAACCACAAACCTGAACAAATTGACAAACGCGCAACGCGACACTGTGGCAATCATTGACATAGGCGACACGATCAGCATTGAAAAGACATTTACAAGCGGTGGAACTGGCACAACTCAACTGGCACAAGAATTAGCGGTAGAGGGTGTCGAGCACAGCATCACGGTAGGTGGCGGTCACCGTGTCGAATACTTTACAAGCCCAACTGTGCTGGTGTTTGAGTTAATACTTGATGACGCAATATACGGCATCATAGACAGCACAAACGTTCTAGGGTAATCTAAGGAGGATTATGGCAACACGACAAGACTTCACTAGCGGGCAGGTACTTCTAGCGTCAGAATTAGACGCAGTGGCTACAGCGATGATCGCAATTAACGCACAGACCGGCACGACCTATACGACCGTGTTGGCTGATGACGGCAAGTTAGTTACGTGCGACAATGCGGCCAGCATTGCGCTAACAATTCCACCTAATAGCAGTGTGGCCTACGGCATCGGCACACAAATAAACATTATGCAGTTAGGCGCTGGCACAGTAACTATTACGGCAGGTGCAGGCGTGACACTTCGAAGCGCTGGCAATAAATTAAAAACAGACGCGCAATACGCGGTGGCTACTTGTGCCAAGATCGCTACTGATACTTGGGTAGTTGTCGGCAATCTTAAGGCGTAAGCGGTGCAAATTCTTGCAGGCGTTGGCGCGGCCGCTAAAGCAGAGATAAGCGGCGGTCAGGAAACCGTCACAGTCAACGGCATCAAATATGTGTTGTTTACTTCGTCAGGTAATTTGACTGTCAGTAATGGCGGTCCTGTAGATGTTTTAGTTGTGGCCGGCGGTGGCGGCGGCGGTGCAGATTTGTCGGGTGCTGGTGGTGCTGGTGCTATTGAAGGTTCAGGATTTTTTCAAACACAAACTTTGTCAGCAACAACTTACAGTGTGACTGTTGGTGCTCAAGGCAACGGCTCAACAAACAACACAGTCAAAGGTGCAAGCGGTGGCAATTCTGTTTTTACTGGCGTTTCAACAATCACTGCCCTAGGTGGCGGCGGTGGTGGTAGTTACAGCAGTCCTGACGGTGCTACTGGTGGTAGCGGTGGCGGTGGTTCGTTTAACAGTGGTGTTGGTGGTGGTGCGTCTGGGTCAAACACTTTTGCTGGCGGTAACGGTAATAGCAACGCACCCAATTACGGTACAGGCGGCGGCGGCGGTGCAACAGCGGTCGGGCTTAACGGCACTTCAACCGCTGGCGGTAACGGCGGTCAAGGCAAAACTTTGACAGCAATTGACACAAATCTGACTGCCGCAAACTTTACAACTTTTACAGGTATGACTGTTATTAGTTCAGGCGGCGGCGGTGCATGTTTCAATTTAGGCACTGCTGGGCTTGGCGGTACAGGCGCAGGTAACGGCACAAATGACAATCTTGCAGGCGGTAATGCAGTTTCGTTTGGTTCAGGTGGCGGCGGCGAAGGCGGCTCAAACGATCCACCACAACAAGGTGGCAACGGTAAACAGGGCATAGTAATTTTTAGGGTGTTATGAGCAACTACGCACAAATTATTGACGGTTTTGTTGTAAATGTCATTGTTGCTGACGCTAATTTTGTCGCGCAATCAGAATTGAATTATGTGCTACTTAGTCGAGGTGGTATCGGTTGGACATATAACAGCAATGCAAATGTATTTATTGCACCACAGCCCTACCCTTCGTGGACACTTGACAGCAATTACAACTGGCAACCACCAGTGCCACAACCACCAGCACCACCACGAACATATTGGGACGAACAACTACAAGAATGGATTGTGATATGAACTCAAATAAACAAATTGCAGATCAAACTTTCAAAGGCGGCATACAAGGTGTCATTTGTTACTTTTTGTGGAAATCAAAACTAGATCGCGAACTTATATTTATGCTTATGCCGATAAGCGCAACAGTGTTGGCGTGGATTAGCACCAAAATTGGTGACCCTGATTTAGCGTGTTTGTTTATCAGCGACAAAGACAAAGACAAAAAATAAAACCGTACACAGTTAACGCAGCGCCAGTAGTTAAACGGCCATTAGCAGGCATGGACGTATGGATAACACGCGCAGTCAGACACTCGGACAAATCGCTGTGGAATAACGGCTCATGGGTTGTGCGCGATGTACGAGGCAAACCCGGCACGATCTCTAACCATGCAAAAGGCGTAGCAGTTGACTTGTCGTATCGCTGGCAATCAGAAAAAAACAAAGGCAGACAAGACGGCCGCCGAGTGTCGCTCGCATACATGATCAAACTGTTAGAAAACGCAGACACGCTTGGCATACAACTAGTCATTGACTACGCGCTAAACCGATCTTGGAAATGTGACCGCGGTACTTGGATAGGTGGCAAATTTGAGTCAGGCGATTGGTGGCATGTCGAGGTAGACCCGGTCATGTGTAACAGCCCTGAACTGGCTAAAGCCGCTTGGGATAAGGTGTTTGGCGTGATACCTGCAATAACCAAAAATCCCGTGTAAGGTAGTTCTCGACCGAGAAAGTCGAGGCCTTATGCCATTCATCATCAAAACGATCATCGCATTTGCGTTATCAGCAATTGGGCTTGGTGTCTACCATGTGCCACAACCACGACCCGACATGGCTTCTACAGCGCCTACAAGCGCGCCATACGAGGCTGTAGGCGGTTTCGGCCAGTACATAGCGGACACTTACCGATATGTGCCACCAGTGACCACCACGCTCGCGCCTGACCCTGTGTATAAACATGGGGATTGCTCATGGCTACCAAAACTGGCATTGCAGGCAGGCTGGCAAGTTGACCAATTAAAACAGTTACGGCAGATCGCGTTACGCGAGTCGGGTTGCTGTCCTAATCGCGCTGGCGGTGACCGGGTAGACCAAAACTGCAACATTATTGGCGTTGCTGAGTGGTCGCACAGATCAGATAGCGGCCTAATGCAGATAAACGGTGTGCATTGGCTACCTACACATGCACAGTATGACGGCCTGATCTGTAAACAAATGCAGATATGCACACAAGAACCATTGCTAGACGCGCTCACAAATCTTAAGGCGGCTCGCTTACTGTACGACCGCGCTGGCTGGTCGCCCTGGTCAATATGTCACCGGACTAACACATGCAAATAGATCGCCAGTTACAAGACTTGTGCTGGTTAATTATTGGCGGTCTATTAACTGTGCGACTACTGTGCGCTATATTCCTAAACACTTAAACGAAAGGTAAAACAGAAATGACCGAGAACGAATACAACGAAACATTTGATATGCGAATGGAACGAGAACACCAAGAGACATTGGCTCGAATGCGCGAATTCCAAATGATCGGCGAACAGATCAGCAAGATGCCGGTGACAAGTACACGCACACTAGAAATAGAAGTGCGCTACCTTATGGGAATTATCAGCGAGTTAGAAGCACAAGTTAAAAACCTAGAGTCAGAAACACGCAGGCTAGAACAGTTGGTGCACCGTGTCACTAACTGAACAGTTGACAATCTTTGACGCAATACGCGAACGCGACCAAGCCATTGCGAGCATTGACGCAAACACGGTAGACACATTTAAGCAATGCGCGCGTCAAGCAATACTTAATGTGGGTCGAATGCGGCCGCACTTCACCAGCGATCATGTATGGGATTGGCTACAAACACATGACAGCGTGCAAGCCCACGACAATCGCGCGCTAGGTGCAGTGATGTCAAAATTACACAAAGACAAACTAATCAGACCAACTGGCGATTATGTACCGTCAAAACGCAGGCACATGTCACCTATCAGAGTGTGGGCGCTCGTATGAGACGCGGCTATGACCCAGACTATGGCAGTCGTGAACAGTTAAAAGACTGCCACGAAGCAGGCATGATACTACGTCGCGAGATAGACGCACTAAAAACCGAAATAGTAGAACTGAAAGCAATTATTAAATACATAACCGAGGGCGAATGACTAAGCAATTTGACGAAGCACAAACAACACTTGAATATTTGACAAGCCAACTAATCTTGGCGCGCCAAACAAACGAACTACTAACAGAAAACAATCGCAGGCTAGAAAACATGCTTATCAAAGCGGTTAAAGAATTACAGCAAGGCAAACGCGTACTAGACGAAATGGCACACCAAGTAGGCGAACTGTCAACAATCTCGCTAAAGCGATTAACAAACCAATGAACGCATTTAACCTAGGTGACTATGTAGACGTACCAGCGCGCGTCAAAATGCTGTTTGACCGTTGGCCAAATGCACGCATAGTTGAGTCATTGCCACAGATCAGATTGTTTGACGGCCGCGAATGGATAGAGGTTACGGTGACAATACATTTAGGCGATGACACAGTCCCAGTGGTAGCAAGCGCATGGGAACCTAAAGGCACAACGAGTTTTACACGCGACAGCGAAATGATGAACTGCAGCACATCAGCGGTTGGCCGGGCCTGCGGCCTGCTAAATCTTGGCATAGGCAAAAGCATTGCATCACGCAACGAGGTACAGGCACGCCAACCAGCGCACCTAGCAGAAGTAAAACCTATTCGAGACGATCTAGAACAGCCATTTGGTGACACAACAGACACAAAACAGTACGCGTCACCGAAACAACGTGGCATGATACGCGCTAAAGCATTTGAGAAAAAGATTGGCACAACACAATTAATGCCATACATAAACAATTTGCTAGGCACGAAGCACACAAGCATTGAGGCGTTAGACAAACGCGAAGCATCACAGGTGATTGACTCATTTCAGGATTGACATACCGTTGACATACCGATAACTATTACTGGCAGGGCTTGCATCAGTGCAATGATGTGTGCAACACGCGGAAAGCGCGGGTAGATGATCTATGTGGTAACACATGGTCAGGCAACAGGTTAAAGATATGGGAGTGCGATGAGGCTAACGCACGGGGGGCAATCGCATTAGGTTTAATCACAGCATGACTAACATTGAAAACAAAAACAAACCGAG